AAAATTAAAATTAAAATTATCCAATTTACCTATTTTAGTTATATAGTATAATAAATTAAAATTACTTTTTTAATTTATTATTTGAGAGATTGAGAGATTAAACCAAATTTATTTATTTTTTATTATATAACATTTTATAAATAATATACGATAAAAATAAAGATAATAAAATAAAATAAACTTTCTCATGTATTACACTATAATCATTGTTATTACTGCTATTATAATTTGAAAAACCATCAAATGATTTTGAAACTTCAGAATCATTAAAAAAACTAGGATGAACACTCGGTTGCTTTGTCTTTATTGATTCAAATGATTTTGATCTTTTACTATTAAATCCTTCTGTTGCAGATTCATCTTCATCCGGTGATACTGGAGACCCGCTTTCGCTCATAAGTCTATTTTGTTCCATTTCTTCAAACGGTGGATTAGTAATAACTGCTCCACTATCGTCAATAACTAAGCGTCTAGCATATAATCCATCTTTTCCCAAAAGATCACTATATGATATCCAAACTTTTCCAGTATTTTCTTTCTGATTCCAACTATCTTCTTCATATTCTTCACTTAAATTATTTTTATTTTTACCATATCTACCATAATATTCTCCAGTATCGTTCGGTCCGACATGTAAAACGGAACATTTTAATCTTACTGCCTTACATAATGGTACTGGACTTTCCGTCATTGCTTTAAGAATCTGATTATCTGTTATAGGTCTAGCTAAATCCGCAATTGCTGACGCTAACTGGCCATCACTTTCATTTTTACTTCTTCCACTTAAGAAATTTTTAAATGTTGAATAATCTTTAACTATATATTTATTTACAGTGCAATCTCTGTGTGTATCTGGTTGACATTTTGCATTTGTTTCTTGAACATACATTTGACCAGCACAACCAGCCCTCCCACATTCTTTCGCACATACACTATATCTATCTACTACAATCGCCCCTAAATATTTAAATGCAGCTCCAATATATTCTCCTGTATTATTTGCTTTTAGTTTTTCATACTTCTGTTTTGTTACCATATCATCCGGCGGTCTTATACAAAATTGATGATTTGGTTCTATTTTATTACTTCCATCTAAACGATCTACACATTTAGAGGTTTCAGCCGTTACACCAGTTTCTTCAATAAGATTTAAACAAGTTGCCATTATTTTATGTTATAATATTCAAATAAAATAAAATAAAAAAATACATTTATTAATTTGTAATTAATGATGCATTATTTATAGATTTAGATTTTCCTTCTTCTTCTCTTTCCTCTCTCGATTTTTTATTAGATTTTCCTTCAATTACTTTATGCTTTCTAGAATTAATATAGGAAAAACTTATAATTATTATTATTAATATAGCAATTAAGAGTTTTTTATTAAATTTCATATATAAAATATTATTATATTTTATATATTATGAATTTCAATAACAAGCAAAAATATGTTTCATGGAAAGTAAATACTAATAATATAATTATATCACGCAATGTAAAAAATAATAATTATACTAATTCAGATAACTGTAAATCAGGCAATTGCAAATTAAATGAATCTAAATTCAATGCGCGTCCATTAAAACATTATAGAAAAGAATATAGTGTAGCCAATAATATTAATTCTAAAAGTAGAAATTCATATATAGATGTATTTAATAAACCAGGTAATTATATAGTAACTAATGATACAAATAATAATTGCACTAATTGTGGTTTAAAAAATACTACAAATTTAGTTGTAAATATTGATAAAAATAATTGCATGAGCCATGATAAATTTTATGATTTATCAAATAATAAAATAATATGTAATGGGTTTAACCCTAAATATTTAGTAATTAAACGAGGAACCACAAATTTAGATAAAAATTATTCAAACTCAAATAAACAATTATTAGAAAAAAAATGTAAAACTTATGTTAAAAATTTACCTGTTAATTCTAATATAAATATTAACAATGGTACAATGCAACAATGCGATTCGGATAATTGTAAAAGAACATTTAATCCATCTAATAAAAAATATAATAATCAAGGACCAATAACTAGCTCATCCAGAACTGCTGCACTTAGATATTGTAATCAAGATGTAGGTAGTAGAAGATGTTATATTAAAAATACAGATTATAATAATAGAGTTAATTTATCTGATAGAAATATAATATCAAATGTTAAATGTAATAATAATTCCAAAAAACTTAGAAGAATTAATATGTTAGCTTAATTAATTAATAAATAAATGATTTATTTATCTCTATTTTATATTTTCGACACCAATATATTGATTTTTGAACATTTGTTAATATAATAGAATGCAATTTATTATATAATTTATTAATATTTTTATAATTTTTTTCATCTTTTTCATATATAATCATTATTTCATTTAAACCATTACAATTATTATTATTATTATTTTCAAACAAAAATTTATTATTTGATAAATCATTACCATTTTTTAATAATTCAATAACATCAATATCTTTAAGAAAGAATAAAGGAGAATCAAACACTAATTGCTCTTTATTTACCAATGAATGTTTTAAATTACTAATTTCACGAATAAAATTTAATGTATTATTTATATTTTCTAATTGCTGTTGTCCATAAATTGCATTTATTTCTTTTATTTTATAAATAAAATGTTTTGATAAAGAAAAATTAAAAATACTATATAATGATTCTGAATTTAACATTAAATTCTCAAATTCATTTAATATATCATTTTTTAATACCTCATTTATACCCTTAAATTTTTTACATATTAAATATTTTTCAGAATTTGCAACTCTACTAGTTGATGGTTTATAAATAAAAACTAAATCATAAAAAATAGAAAGTAAATAAATTAACTCTATCGTTTTATATTTAAAAATATCAAAAATTTTTAAAACAAATTTTCCATTCTTTTTTTGAATAATCAACGCATACAATATTTGTGCTAAAATTAATTTATAAGATAACTCTTCTTGATTATTAAAATCAGTAGAAAAATCAAAACCACCATCAGCAGTTACATAATTCATCTCTTCCGAATAGTTTTCAGCAAAATATTTTATATTATTTTTATTAAATAAATCTCCATTATTTGATCTTCCATATTCAATAACTATATTTGTATTATATTTTATATAGTTTTCACCTTTCTTCCATGATGGTATATTTTGATTATTTGAAATCAATGTTATACCATAATATTTATCATTTATGCTCTTTTCACCAGAATTTGTTTTTCTATAATAATTAAAAGCTTCTATAAATCCACCCGGACCCTCCGCCAAATGAAATGATTTTATAGAATTTTCTTCATTTAAAAAATCAAAAACATTTATTATTTCAATCATTTTAAAAAATGACCTCGATAAAGGTTTATATTTAGAAATTGAAAAATTTTTATTTATAAGATGTGTATGTATATATTCATATGGATTTGTAATTTTTTTATAAAAATCCCAATCTTTTGTATATGAATTTATATTCTCTTTAACACTATTCAAATAAATAAATAATGATTTAGATATAAAAACAATATCATCCGTTTTTTCAACCTTTTTATAAAAAAAAGATATCTTATCGTAAAATTTTACCGATGGTATTAATATATAAGACATTAAAATTATAATTATTATTATTATTATTATAATTTTAGATCATTTTTAATTAGTATATTTTAAAACTTGATTTTTTTCTCTTTTACTAAGTTATTTTTTTGAATTTCTTTTCTTTTCCTTCGCTAATCTAATTTTTTCTTCTATTTCTTTTGTTTTTTCTTCAATTGACTTTTTTTTTGAAATATCTATTGATGAAGATTCCTCTTCAACTATTTTTGGCTTAATTTTTTCACTTTTTTCTAATTCAATATTTTCCAATTGTTTATCTAATTCTTCTATTTTATCATTAGCGGCAATATCTAATTTTTCTACATTAGTAACATGTCTTACTTTCTTATAAATAAAATAATTATTTAAAAATGATATCTCTTTCTCTTCTTTAGTCATATTAAACGTATTTCCAAGTGATTTTTTCAAATTACTATCATATTTTGATTTTTCAAATAATTCATTATATAATTCCTCAAAACTATTTACCGAATTTTTTAAATCCAATTCATTTAAATCATCATTTGATAGTTTTACAAATCCATAGTTCTCTAATACTCTATTTAAATATGTAAAATTTACTAAATATTCTCTAAATGTTTTATTAATACTTTCTTGAAAAATATCAATAGCATAACCAATACAACTTTCATCGTTTTTAAATTCACTATTATTATATCTTTTTGTTATTTCCCATATTTTATTATCTTTATTAAACAATGAAATCGATTTATTTTGATCTATTTTACTTAACATATTAAATACTTTATTACCATTATAACATGTTCCAATAAAATATCCATTTAATGCCGTATTTTCTGAAATATTTTTAATAAAATTATTCAAAGTTTCTAAATTTTCAAACATATAATGTAATGCAAATTGAATAGAACTTACATTGAAACCTTGTGATACTATACCATAATTTTTATAAACTCCTTTACTTGATGATATTTCACTTTTATTACCAGTTCCATTTAATGCATCAAAAATATTTTTTGATTTCTCATCATAAAATGCTGTACCTGATTTTAAATTTAATCCACTATTTGCATTTAAAAATATAGCATTTGGCATGTTCTCCGTTCTCTTTGAATAATTTAAATAACGAGCACATGCACCATCTAATCTATTTTCAATATTATCTTTACTTAAATCAATACCAAGAACAAATTTTAATTTACTAGAAATCCATTTCGGTAAATCACCACCCTTACCACACGCATAATCAATCAATGTACCACCCGGTTTTACTATTTTTTTTATTAACATGTTTTTTACACCTAGATTATGAAAATCTCTCAATCCTCTAGTCAAATTAGTATTCTGAACTTTATTATAATATACATCATCATCTGTATTATCTAATAATATATTATTTCCAGTTGTAATCATATTTTTATCTAATGGATAATGTATTGTATGCCAATTAGAATTAGCAACATGATATGAATTACCAAAATTTTTTTCACCATTTCTTAATTCTGTTGTTTTGTCATATCTAACTTTCAATGGAATCCATCGCCACTCATTTTTTTTTGTTAAATCATATCTAAATTCTACTATACTATTATCTTCTATTTCATCACCATCTTCTGTATAAATTTTATAATTATTATTTGAATCTAATTTTGCAATAATGTTGCAAATATGTGCAGTGTTATCATGCGGGTTCGATGGATAAAATTTAGCAGGTCTATAATTATTATTATAATCAAATTTATTTTTTATTGTTTTAATATTATCATTAATAATATCATTGAATGGATTAATATATCCATGCTTTTTTTCATCAAAACCAACATATAAAATCAAACTATAATATTTTGTTACATTCTCACTAGTTAATACATTATTGCCATCATTAAAAATATTATATAATATCTTTTTATTAAAATCATCCTTTTTAAATTTAATAAGGAAATCAATAGTATTAAATTCAGACGGTTTCCATTTAAATGAATCATTCCATGTTACTTTAAAATTTGGGGCTTCTAATCCTAATTTATCACTCGCAACTCCACTATTTGCAGGAGTAAATATAATACCATCTGTTTCATATTCAAATAAATTTTTATTTATTTTATCAAGCAATGTATTACATGCTTTAAATATATTCTCATTTCTATAAAATGTTTTTACATTAATTTTAAAATCAATGTTTTTAGAATCTACAACTGATACTATCTCTAATTCTTTTATTAATTTAGTTAATAATTCCAAACGAGATGTCTCTTTAGTATCTGAATTATCTAATACTAACGCCAAACCCGTAACATTCTTATTATTTAAATAATATATATCAAATGACATAAATAAATTAATATAATTCATATTTTTATCATGTAAAATATGTTCACCATCAATAATAGTATTATTCAATTCTTTCTTATTATTCTTATAACCCGTAAATTGTACATGTAAATTTGTATTTAAAAGATAAATATTTCCAATATTATTTATAAATAATAATTTACGTAATCCATCTGCCTTATCTGTTACTGTATAATTTTTTCTAATATTAGCAACACTATACAAATTATTTAATTCAATACAATTAATTTTTTGTAATGTTAAAGAAGATGGTCCAATAAAATCTCTAGGTGAATAATTTAAACCAGAAGAAATATTCTTTTTAATTAAAGTTAAATATTCTTCTATAACATTGTTTGATTCCGATAAACCAATAGGATAATTTGTTTCCTGCAATCCAATCAAAACATATTTAATTGTTTGCTTTAATAATAAAATAATATCACCATAATCTTTCTTTTTAGAAACTTTAATCTGCGAATTTATAAATTCTATTTCAATTTCATATATCTCATTTGAATTAAAAATATCTCCATCTTTTATATTTATAAATGAACGTTCATCTGAATTATTATTCGACATTTTTACAATACTTAAATGCAACAAAAATGGAAATTTCTTATTTTTAAAAACAAAACGTTTCATAAATCTAAAAATTTTTTTTGTTGTTGGCCATTGAATCAACATGTCTTTTACTTTTTCATTCGTATTATTATATAACGTCTCAATTTGTTGTGAAATCCTAAAATTATAATCATCAAAATCATATAAACACTTTTCTCCATTATTATAATGATATTTTTTTTCCAAAAATTCTAAATTATTATCATCAATATCATCTATATTATTTGTTTTGCAATATTTTTGTATATTATTTAAACCCTTAATATTTGTTCTTAAATTACTATTACTATCATCTAAAATTATTCTAAGATTATATTGTTCAGAATCCAATACAAAATCATTATTTAATAGTGATTTAATAACATTATAAAAATCAATTCGAGTTATTTTTTTAATCTTTTTTGTTCCAAATCTTACCTCAAATTCAAACATTTGATTTTCTTTGTATTTATCAAAATTATTTATAAAAATATTAAAAATGTCATTTAATGAATTTACATTCTCTTTTTTAGACATAATATATATTAGTTTCTATTATTTAATTATTTTTAATTCAATTTTTTTAATAAAAAATAATTAAATAATTATAATTAACTTATATTTTATTTATTCTAATTTACATGAAATTTCACTATATAATTTTTGTTTAATTTTTCTTTTGTTATTTTCATTTAAACCAATATTTAATTTTACCGCAATATCAATTAATTCATCAATTTTATAAGAAGAAACAGATTTTAATGGTTTCATAATATTCTTTACATAATAATAATCATCCAAAGTATTTATAAAATCATTTGATTCTACTTTAAATATTACACTATAACTTTTTGATAAATTACATGAATTATGATACTCTATTTTTAATACATTAAAATTTTCTAATTGTTTAAATCTCTCATTTGATTTATTTGAAATAAATGTATAAAGTTTGTTGTTTTTAATTAATAAAACATCTATATTAAAAATTAAACATAACGCATTAAATGTATGAATATCTATTTTATTTGAATTAGTTAAATCTTCAATCACATGTACTTTTGTTGTATTCACAGATCTAACATTTATTTTTGTAGAATTTATATTCATAACCAATTCTATCTTTTTATTTTTCTCTTCTAAAAATAAATTTATTCCCAATAAATCATCATCTTCCTTATTATAATATAATTTATAAAATAACCAAAATAATTCATCATGGTGTTGCTTATATTTCTTTGTATTTTCGTTATATTTACATTTCGTTTTATTATAATCAACCATTTTTAAAAATCTAGGAACTACTTTATCTCCACTAATAATATTCGTTTGAGAATTTTTTGAATTATCTAATTTAATAGTATCATCACAATCAATATTATATAACATATAATTTTCTAATGATTTAATATAATCATGTATATTATTTGACATAGTTTCTTTGTTAAGAATATTCATATTTTACTCTTTATTTCCTTTAAAAAACTTATTTTCTAATTCTTCTTTTTTGTTTTCAATTATATTTAAAATATTCTCTTGATTTTCTATATGTTTAATATATTTTAATAATAAAAAAATTGTCTCCTCTGATAAATTTGTTAAATTTATAAATATTCCATTATTATTTTCAGTTAATTTTATATTTTTTTCTTTCAAAAGTTTAGCTATCTCTATATGATTTTCTTTATTCATAAGTTCTATTTTTTGTCTTATTTTATCCAAATTAATATTATTATTATTATTATTATTATTAGTATTATTATTAACAGAATCAACCCCCAATTCTTCTTCCCTTGTCATTTTATCTTAATAATAATTATATATTTAATATATTTTATAAATAATTTTTATATAATATATTAATATTACATAATGAATTATAACTATTTTTACATTATTATACCAATCATATGTATTTATATTACAGCCCATTTTTTTCCAATTAAAGATTATAATCAAAAAAAAATTAAATTTCAACCACCCGCATACGTTTTTGCAATAGTGTGGCCATTATTATTATTATTATTGGGATCTTCTTGGTTTATTAACTCTAAACAAACAAATTATTATATTATATTAACAGCATTACTATCAAGTTGGATGATTATATATAATTTTTCAAAAATATATGCATTTATAAATATAATACTAATCATAATATTTTTATTTTTCATTACTATAAAAAAAATTAAAAAATTACCTATACTATTATTACCATTAATTATATGGTTAATTTTTGCAAGCTATTTAAGTTTTTTTTCATTATTATCTCATGAACCATTTATTTCAAAATCAAATATACATGGAAAGGGATTGTTTGCAGACAAAGAATATAAAAAAAATGAAGTTATATTAGAAAATATATTTCCACATAAAAAAAAATCAGAAATATTATTTTTACCAATTCCTGATAAATTTGATAAATATATTATAAATGAAGGCAAATATATTAATCATTCTCTTAACTATAATACAATAATAGTTTCAGACGATTACAAAATATTTAAATTAGTTGCAAATAAAAATATAAAAAAAAATGAAGAATTAACATGTAATTATAATAAATTACATAAACAATTTCCATTTATTAAAGAATTTTAATTTAGTTCACCAATAATTGAAATATTTTCATCATATAATTCATATCTCTTTCCTAATACTTTTACAGAAATTATATCATTCTCTTTTAATTTTGAAAAATCTTTATTATTATAATGATGATCACGGGCAATAAATACAATAAATGGAGAATTTTCACTATCTGATTGATTTAAAATTGCACGAATACCCACTTTTGTAACAGAAGAAACTTTACATTCAATAATCATTGATTCGACTGGATTAGCAACATAACATTGATAAATAACAGTAAAATAAATATTTGCTCCATTTAATTCTCCCGCATCATGTGATAATAATTTAACAGAATCAGATTTAACGTAACCATTTTTATCACATTTTTTTTCAATCTTATTTTTTAATATTGATTCAAGTAATTCAAATAAATCTTTTGATAATTTATTAAATGGTATATTTATTTTATATGATTCAGTTATTTTTGTATAAATTTGATCACTTTTTTTTGATGTCATAATTATATATTTAATGTTATTATTTTTTTAATCAATTTTTATAAAATTATTAAATAATACGTAATTTTTATTTAAAAACCAAATCTGATTATTATGATTAATAATTTGTAAATATCTTAAAAAAACTTCAATTATTAAACAATATGAAGGTGTTTTATAAAATTTTGAAGAATATAATTTATCATAAATATTTTTTTTAAATATTATTTCTATAAATCTATGTTTTATTTCTTTTTTTGATAAATTATTACATATTGTTCCATCATTATATACATAAGGTATTGTATTATCTTTTAGTGTTTTCAATTTAATTACATAATTCATATCATCTATATTATAAATAAAACCAACAATATTTGCATAACTTTTAATATCTAATTTATATTTTTCATTTATTAATTTATCAAAATCTTTATAGTCAGTAAATTCACCTAGAACCAATGTTAAATTATTATTATCTTCATCTAAATTAATCATATATAAAGAAATTGCAAAATTATCATTATTAAATGGTAATATTAAAGCCGATTTTGAATTTAATCGCAATATATTATCATTGAAATATTTATTAACTATATTAAAGAAAATATTTTTATTTTCATCATCATAATCTGCTTTATTTAAATATGTATATTTAAATAATGTAATTAAATCATTTAAATTTAATGTATCTAAAATAATATTAACAATTATTATTTTTAGTATAGAATAATTTATTTTATCCTTATCTTTATTTTCCTCAAAATTTATAAACATATTTGATTTATTTTTTTCAATATCTATTAAATTTATTAATAATTTATCATGTGAGTTTTTATTTAATGTTTCTTCATATTCTTTATTTACAGATATTATATTATAAAATCTTAAAAATAACCTATCAAATAAATTTTTATCATAATTCATATCATTATCATCTAAATTTTTAAAAGAACTAACAACTTTAATAGGAACATATTCTTTAATTTCATTAGGTGTCTTATAGCTTAAATAATTTATATTTTCATTTGGAGGATTCATTTTATTATATAATGAAGTCTTTTGATTAAGTAATAACTCCGGCTGAAATATATATAAATCATCTATATTTATTAAATAACCTTTATTATTATATTTATCTTCAAGGATTAAAGATTTATTTTTAATCGCTTCATTTATAACATTTTGTATTAATAATTTTGGATAATTTTTATTATTTAACAATAGAAATAATTCTATTTTATTATAAACATATTTTTCTTTAAATAAATAATTTAACTCTTTTATTATTATATCATTGTTATAATTCATATGTTTTTCATTAAATGTTTTTATATCTAATTTATTTTCATCACTTATTAAATTATTATTATTAGAACAATTATATTCACATGACTGCATATAATCACATAATGCCGAATTAGATTTATCACCAATTCTATATTTAATAATTTCATTATTTGATAATATAATATCAAAACCTTCTTTGAAAAATTTATTTAAATTTTTCTCTGTCAATTTCATTAATTCATTATTTAAATGACAATCTATACTATTTTCTTTTAATAATCTAGTTATTATACCAATTTGTATAGCCTTTTTCTCCGATTTTCTATATAATAAATTATCAACAGATTCTATTTTTTTATTAGATAAAATAGATGTATGCATATATATTTTCACATTTCGTTTTTTGAAATCTAAATCTTTATGACTACATGTTCTTACAGCACGTCCTATAATTTGCTCTATTCTATTTATATTATACCATGGTTCAAGTATATGTACTTGTCTTATAAATTTAAAATCTATACCTTCACTACCAGCCATCGTTAATAAAATAACTTTTATATTTTTTCCATTAATATTATCATTTGAAGTGCAATGTTTTAAATCATTTTTAATATTAGGTGTTAGTTTTTTATCTCCAGTAATTAATATATATTTTGCAGGATTAAATGTATCACCATTTAATATAGTTTCTGATTTTGTTTTATAGGTAACTGCATCAATTTCTTCAATTGATGATAAAATATCTTCTCCAAATAAATTTTTTTGACTTCCAAATCTTCGCATACCCATTGATTCTAAAACCAGTGTCATTGGGATTATCCCCCCATCTATAAATTGAGAATATATTATAATTGGTCCATCAGAATTCTCAATCTCATTTATTATTGTATACATTTTTGAACTATATTTTTTAATATTTTTTTTTAAAAATATATTATCCATTGTTTTATCTTTAAATCTATAATTATATTTTGCAGGCGGATCAAATGTTTCATCGTGATCCATAATGTTTAATAATCCATTTTTACCCACTAAATCTTTAGGAGAAACATCTATTGTTTCAAAATTCTCAATTGTTGTATTTTCTATTATTTCATTAGGAAAAGATATTATTAATGATTCTAATGGTTTTTGTAATAGAGTATAATTATAAGCTTCCATATCATCTAAAATCGTCTTATTTATAATATATTTATATACTTTCTCTTGATAAGAAAAAATATCATTACAATATAAATCAAAATAATTTATTTTTTCCAATATATTTTTATTATTTAAATCCAATGTTGGATACCTTTTATTTTTTATACTTTTTGATTTATTAAATAATTCAGGTAAAATTCTATATGGAAAACTTAATGGATTATCACCTTTAACATAACTAATATATCCATTCATTTTTCTTATTAACAACTCTTTACCCGCCTCATTTCCATTATTATCCATGACAAAACTACCATCAGGATTAAAAACGTCACTTACTTCAATCATACTTCTTTTATCATTTAAATTTAATATATTCAATAAAAAAATTATTTCTCGATAATCATTATACATTGGTGTTGCTGATAATAAAACTAATTTTAAATTAGATACATTCTTTACTAAAAACATAAAATTTTCAGCAACCAATTTATTACTATTATCATTTGTATTTCTAATATTATGAATTTCATCTACTATTATTAATCTATTATTAAAAAATTTTTCTAATTTAGTTTTTCTTATCTTATTTTTTTCTTTTTCAGTTAAGGTTACATTATCTGTATTGATTCTAGATTTTTTTATTATTAAATTAGCAAATTCAATATAACCAATAAATATATAATAATTATTTATTACATTATTTATATTTTTTATAATTATTTCTTTTGGTGTATTATTATCAAAAATATTTAAATCATTTAATATACTATTACCAACACAATTTTCTAAATTCCATTTTCCATTTATAAAAAATAATTTAGATTCATCAAATAATTGTAATCTAAAATTTTGTTGAACATTTGGAGATGCTACAATTATTATTCTATGATTTATATTATTATATTTTAAATAACTTCTAGTTTCTTCAGCAATACCTATAGCTGAACAAGTTTTACCTGTACCTAAACCATGATATAATAAAATACCATTATAAGGTGTATATATAGATAAAAATGATCTTAAAAATTCTTGATGTGGTGCTAATTGAAAATCTTTATTACATATCTTATTAGCTTCATCTTGTATATTTGTATTCTCATCAATATCAATCTGATACTTATTAATAGAAAATTCTTTTTTATTTGCAATTTTTACATTAAACATTGGATCATCCAAATGTGGGTATAAATATTCATAATTAGAAAGATCATTATCTTTTATAGCTTTTTGATTAAGTAATTCAATCGCATTTAAATAATATTGAAGATCTTTTTTAGATTCTAAATCATTTTTAAGCTCTTCAATTATTTTTTTATTTGGTGGTAAATTATTAATATTATCTTTAAAAATATTAAATAATTTATTATTTATTTTTTTTACATTTACTTTTGGTAAATCATCTTCTAATCTAATATCAGAATTTATTATTTCTGATGAATTTTTCTCTGATTTATCTAATGAATTATTTGAAGATAAACTATCTGATGATGTTTTTGAATTAATCATATATATTAAATATATACTTTATAACTTTTTAATATTTTTATTATTTCATCTATTAACATAATTTTCTCATAATTATAATCTCTCAATTTTTCTTTTACATTATTTATATTTTCCCATTTTATTTCATTTATTTCATTTAATTGAAAATTATTATCTGGTTCTTTATTATTCTCCATTAATGCAATATAATATTTATGCTTATATGATTTGTAATTTGATCCTGTAAAAATTTCTTCAATAGGAAATATATTACTAAAAACTATTAAATCATTCTTACTATATCCAGTTTCTTCTTCAAATTCCCTTAATGCACAATTTATATCTTTTTCTTGATAATTTCTCCTACCTTTTGGAAATCCCCATTCGGTTTCTATATAATATTTATTTAATAACGAAAGTAAAATATTTAAATCAAAATAAAAATTATTTAATCTATAACCATTTTTTAAACTTTCAAATTTAAATTTTGATGTTTTTTCTTCATTTTTATATTGATTTACAATCTCATCTCCCCATATATAATTCCATAAAACATCAAAATCATTATTTAATATTAAATAATGTTCATGTTGTGTCATTTTTTCAAATAAATTTTTTAAATAATCTTTATCTTCTAAATTATATTTTCCTCTCATAAAATCAACAAATGCTAATGTATCTTTTCTATTAACTATTAAAACTTGAATTTCACTTTGTATTTTTCTTAAAGCAATTATTCCTATACTTGTTATTGGAATTTTACATTGATGAAATAAATGTCCTAATTTTCCACAATTATTGCAAAAACTATTTTTTTTAAATGTTGTCATTTATAATATGATTAATTAGTATTATTAATTTGTTTTTATATTTTATTTAATACAAATGAAACTCAACCCGAAAATATGGGGACCATATTATTGGTTTGTTTTATATACAATCGCAATTTCTTATCCTACTTCACCAAATGATGTAACAAAGAAAAAATATTATGATCTTATACAAAACTTTCCATTATTTCTTCCCTCATCTGATATTGGAAATACTTTTAGTGTATTTATTGACAAATATCCTGTTACACCATATTTAGATACACGTGAATCATTTATAAAATGGGTTCATTTTATTCATAATAAAATAAATGTTTATTTAGGAAAAAATGAAATTAGTTATTATGAAGCTATGAAATTATATTATAATCATTATGAAGAAAAAACAATTAAGATTACAAATGAAAAAAAACATAAACATAAATATATTTTTGCTTTTATTATTTTTATATTAATTCTTATAATTATTATTATGTATACTCTATAATAACTTATTTTATTTGTTTATTATAATGAAAATAGAATTTTTTTTATTAATTATTTTAATTCCTATACTATTAAATATGTATTATGATGGTAAAATATTTATGATATTTAATAAATTTAATTTCAAAAGTTATGAAAAATATTACAAAATGGCATTTGTTATTTTTATATTTTTTTGCATTTATATTTATACTAAAAAAAATCCACAAAATAATAAAGATATTATTAAATATGCTTCTAATTATGTAAAATATTTACCAGTAGATAGAAATACAACCAAATATATTCAACCATTTATTAATATGGCATCAATCTCAAATAATAATAATAATAATATGCAAAATTATAATTTAACACCACAACAATCTAAAATTTTAACATCTGGTGGAAAATCTACAAAAAGATCTGTTAGTGAAACAAAAAAAAAATATGTAGCTTCACAACAAAATTGGAAATGTAAACATTGTAAATGCCAATTACCAGCATGGTTTGAAGTTGATCATGTTCAAAAATTAGAATATGGAGGTTCTAATTCTATCGATAATTTAGAAGCATTATGTAGAAATTGTCATGGTAAAAAAACTGCAATGGAAAATTTATAATTTTATTTATATTATAATATTTTTTAATTATAATACAAATAATGTTAAATGATATTATATACGTAATTAAAAATATATTCAATTATATTAAACATTTTACATTAATTTTCATAAAATTTTTATTAACATCCGATTATAGAAAAGGATTTTCATTTTTTATATGTGCTATCTTTTTTTATTTATTATATTTATTACTTGGCTTTATATTTTCAAACATTAAAATTAATAATAAACAATATGATTTTATTAATAGTAAACATAATATATTTTTAAAATCTATTATTATTTTAATTTCCTCTCTTATATTCTTTTTACTTATATTTAGAGAAGATAAAGTAGACGAAAATAATGCAAAAAAATATTTTGAAGATATATTTAAAAAACCCGATGTTAATTATAATTTTTATAGCATCAATAAAGAAGTTTTATCTAAAAAAATTAATAATCCATTAAAAAATATATTCTTTACTGCTGCTATAATTTTCTTTATTACCTTCTTTTCTACATTTTTAGGTGTATTATTTATATATATATTAACATTATTTAAAGAAACTACTAATATACTTTTATTTTTTATTATTCTTTCTATTATAATTACAATATTAACTGTTTTAGCCATCATATTTAAAATATCATTAAAATCAAATACATGTAACAATATAAATGAAAAAAATATATTCAAAAAAATACTTTGTATAGCATATAATATAATATTTTTTATACCTTGTTTACTCATTATTTTTGCAGATTTTATTAAAAAAGAATTTATGAACACATCTCCCACTATTTTTATAATTCTTTTATTACAAGTATTTGTTATTCTTTTTATATATTTAATACCTGAACTTTATAATTTAGCTACACGGGGAAATCGCATCTTAAAAAGAAATGAAATTTTATATCTTAATGAAAAAAAACAAATTACTAATTATTTCAATTTAAATAAAAAATTTAATAAAAAAAAATCCAAAACTTTATTTGAATTCGATAAATATAAGTTACAATACAAAACTCATATGGACAGCAATGACTATCAAAATAAAAATAAATTTGATTATAATTATATTATTGATTTTGAATTATATATAAATCCACAAGGAACCAATACAAGCTTGGCATATAATCAAGAAACTACTTTATTCGATTATGGAAATAAACCCATCTTTTTATATGATGGAAGAACTCAAGAAATTATTATTAAATCTAGACATTTAAATAAAAAAGACATAGAATTAGATACTATACATAGATTAAAAGCTAATTCAACCGATAATAATAAACATTTTAAATTTCAAAAATGGAATAAATTTACAGTTAAATATTATGACTTTACCATTGAAATATTATTAGATAACAAAATTATTGCAGTTAAAAAAAATATACCAACATTCGACTCTAACGATACTATAGTTATTGGAGAAGAAAATGGTATTCATGGTGGTATAAAAAACATATATTATAAAACTTTTAGTAATAACGATTGGAAACATAATAATTCAAATGAAAATGTTAGTTTATATAAAGGAAGTAATTATCATAGGCGAGATTTAATAAAAAATGGAGCATATAATCTTAAAACATTGAAACATTAAAAATATTTTAAATATTAAACATTTAGTATATTCAAAATTATAATTTTATATTTTTATTTTATTGTATTAAATTATAAATGAATATTGTTAATATAGTTATTATTGCTATCATACTGGTTATTATTTACTTTGTTTTAAGTAAAACTATTTTAAAAACTAATATAGTTTATGATAAAATATTAGATGCCAATGATCCCAATCCCGAATACTCTACCGGTGATTCGAGTAGTTTTTTAAGTAATGCGTCTGTAAAACAAAATGTTATACCAAGTGGTGCTTTAGATGATAATTTTACAAGTAATTTTATGATTAGTGTATGGTTCTATATAGATAATTGGGGAAGCTCTATTGGTGCAGAGAAAAATATATTATTTTTTGGATCATCACCACAAGACACAACACCAGCCACTTTTAAAACTACTAGCATGCCGGGAATTAGCAACGTACAATGTATTACACGCGATGAAACTACCAGTGTAGATAATAAAAAATTTTCAATATCTTTAGACAAATTTGACAACAATCTATTTATTGATGTTAAAACATTCAAAAATGAAGATTGTGATCAAGAATCATATACAAGATATAAAGTAGAAAATATTCCAATTCAAAAATGGAATTGTTTAACAATTAGTGTTGACACTTTACTTATGGATGTATATATAGATGGTAAATTATATAACTCATTTATATTACCATCTACATTTGATAATACCGAAACACTAAATCCAGATGGTAATCATATATATTTAGGAAATTTAGTAGAAGAAACCGCAAGTCCCGGCGGAAACGACGTTAACATAGGATTTCAGGGTTTTATTACAAGAATTCGTTTTGAACCAAATGCCATTAACACACAAGAAGCATTGAATATTTATAAAGCAGGTATAAACAAATCATTACTATCATCTATATTTAATAAATATAGTTTAAAAGTTTCATTTTTAGAATATAATAAAGAAAAAGGATCATTTAGTATTTAGTGAATTAATTAATTTTATATTTATTAATATATAATAAATATAAATGGATAAAATTAAACAGGCCAGCTCAAATATTGGAGATAATTTTAAAAATATAGCAAGTACAACTAATCAAGGATTAGAAAATAATTCAAAAATGGTGACCAGTGGTTTTAAAAATAATGTCATGAAATTCGCCCCCTTTGGAACCGAAAATTTTTTAAAAGGCTCAACTGACTTTTTAAATAGTAATACTTTAATTGGTAAAGCCACATTTTTACTTTTTGCTATTTTAGTTTTTATTGCATTATTTGGATTATTAAGTAGATTAATATATTTCCTTATGTCTCCCAGTGAAACTCCATATATTTTATGGGGTATGAAGTCAGCTAGTACACCCATGGTTATTAGTCAATCATACGCAGATAAAAAATCTATACCATTATTTAGAAGTAAAAACGAATTTGATGGTATTGAATTCACATACGCATTTTGGATGTTTGTAGAATCAAATAAAGGAAATTCAACTGATTCTGATTATAAACATGTTTTCCATAAAGGTTCCGTCGATACACAAGACCCCAATGTAAAATTAACAGGTATGTATGCATATAATAATTCACCTGGTGTATATTTATATACAGGAAAAGATGACGTTACTGATAGTGCTTTAAATGGAGAGAACAATCATAGTGATATGTTTAAAATTATGTCAATGTTAGTACGTGTAAATATTTATCAAAATAGTGACTCTGTTGATCAACCATACAAATACTACGAAGATGTTAGAGTCGAAGGTATTCCTATTAAAAAATGGTGTCATGTAGTTATTAGATCAACTAGTCAAAAAATACTTGACGTTTATATAAATGGAAAAGTTGTAAAACGCCACAGACTAACAAATGTTATAAAACAAAATTATGATAATTTATATGTAAATCTAAATGGCGGTTTTGATGGATTTATGTCTAATATTAAATATTGGAATTATGCAATTGGTACATTTGAAATTGATAATATGATTAAAGGTGGTCCAAATCTTAAAATGGCAAATAAAAGCGCATTAAATAAATCCAAACCTAATTATTTATCAAATCAATGGTTCTTTAATGAAGGCAATTATTAATTTATTTTTAATTTTTTATTTT